CTATTTTAAATTATGCAAAGAACTAACAAAACTAACACTAAAAGAAATAGGGCAAACACTTAATAAAACTCATGCTACTGTTTTACATAGTATAAATAATATATTCCCTGCAATAAAACTATATGATAAAAAACTATATAAAATTTATACAGAGTTAACTAATAACGATGAAATGCCTATTGAACAACGTTACGCACATTTAAAAGAAAAATATAATAACTTAAAAAAACAAAACCTACCAATACAATATTCAAACTTAATAAATATAATTGGTCAAATACCTAATAACGAAATACAAAATGCTGAGCTACGTTTTAATACAATAAAAGACATGCTTGTTAACAAAAACAAACAATAAAGGTTTTAAAAAAAATAATTATTAATAATCTTTTTCAATCTTATGGACGGTAGAAAAAACAACGGAGGCCATATTAATAGTGGACGTAAATCAAAAGCTGAAGAGGTTAAACTCATAGAACGATTAAGCCCCCTAGAGCCTAAAGCATTTGCTGCACTAAAAGCTGGTATTGAGACAGGCGAGTTTAAATTTGTGCAATTGTTTTATCATTACTACGCTGGTAAACCAAGAGAAACTAAAGACATAATATTAAACGCAGAACAACCCTTATTTAATATTACTGATTTATAGTGGACTTTGTTGTTACAAGTGCAATAAAAAAACTAGCTAAGTTAAAAAGCCGTAAGCGCATTGTACAAGGCGGCACCTCAGCCGGCAAAACCTTTGGTATAATACCACTGTTAATAGACAAAGCTATAAAGAAACCACAAACTGAAATTAGTATTGTTAGCGAGTCAATACCACATTTACGTAGAGGCGCATTAAAAGACTTCTTAAAGATAATGATAATGACCCAGCGCTATAATGATTCACAGTTTAATAAATCAATATTAAAATATACATTTACAAACGGCAGCTACATAGAGTTTTTTAGTATTGAAAGCGCTGATAAACTGCGCGGTGCTAGGCGTAATATATTATATGTAAATGAGGCAAACAATATTCCGTTTGATGCGTACAATCAACTGGCAATTCGTACAAGCGGAACTATCTGGCTTGACTTTAACCCAACGTCATCTTTCTGGGTGCATACTGAATTACAAAATAGTGATGATACTGATTTTATAAAGTTAACTTATAAAGACAACGAAGCATTGTCAGAAACAATTATAAAAGATATTGAACAAGCAAAAGCTAAAGCAAGTAAATCTACTTATTGGAAAAACTGGTGGACTGTTTATGGCCTTGGTGAAATAGGCAGCCTTGAAGGTGCTTGCATACCAGATTGGAAGCAAATAGAATTACCTAATGAAGCAAGGTTATTGTGCTACGGCATGGACTGGGGTTATAGCAATGATCCTACAACTTTAATTGCAATGTATAAATACAACAATGCTTTTATATTTGATGAGGTAATATATAAGAAAGGAATGCTTAATACAGAAATAAGCAAGCTATTAAAAACCTATAATGTTGACAATATAATTTATGCAGATAGTGCTGAGCCTAAGTCTATAGCTGAACTTAATAGTTACGGCCATACAGTGCTGCCTTGCTTAAAAGGAAAAGACAGTATTGTTTACGGCATTAACTTAATAAACCAAAATGAAATATATATAACAACAAGGTCTGTTAATACAATTAAAGAATTACAAAATTATATATGGCTAAAAACAAAAGATGGTGAAAGCCTTAATAAACCTATTGATGCTTACAACCATTGCATTGACGCTATGCGTTACGCAATTACTGCACAATTAGACAATCCACATAGGGGTGCATATCATATATATTAAAATTTTAACATTTTTTTAACATTTTCTTAACATTTTAAATGAAACTTAGGTTGTATATTTGGTGTGTAGTTAATTCTACAATGTTCATTAAAATATTGAAAACAAATCTAGGACAGCATATCTAGTATCCATAAGACGGTGAAACAAACGCAGGTTAATCTAGATGAGAAGTGAATAGGTAAAAGGTTCAATAGTCTTGAAAGTTCTGGTATGAAATCCAGACCACCTGATGGGTCGGTAGTCAAACCTTCAACAACGACAGCTAGACAAATTGAAAGAATAAAACCAAAAGTATGTTGGAGAGTATAAACACTCTTAAAGAATCTGACAAAGTAACCGGCAAGTCGCATAGCTGGGAGGTTAGAAAAGATGATGCGCATCTTGATAACCTAAGGGATCACCTAACTAGATTTAAAGTATTAAAAAAGTAGTCGTTGAATTCCTTGACCGCAAATTAAGGTAGGCTGTGAGAAGCAGGAAGATACACAATCTCGTAACCCTTTCAACTGCAGAAATAAAGGGTAACAGGTGAACGACTTAAAATATTATGGTAAACAGTACCGCCATGGCCAAGGGTACTGCTAACAGGCGTAGATAGGGATATCTACATATCCACCTGAATAAGAAACTTTGTAAATGGTCTAGGGGTCTAGATTAAATGAGTAATCAACTCTACATTTATAAGGTTTTTTTTTGTTTAAATTTAAAACTTTAACAAAACTTTAACATTTCATTAACACTTTTTATTAACAAATGTTTGTAAATTTATATTGTACCTAAAGCCTAAGTAATTAGAAAGGTATTTAAAATAAAATTAACTTAAATAAAACAATAAAATGGAAGATTTAAAATGCATAAATTTATTTGACAACTGGAAATGTAATAATACTAAAAAAGGTGTACAATTTCTTTTAAGTCAATCAAAACTATTATGGCTTCAAGATTTTAAAAATGATTTAAAAAAGAAGCCAACTGAAAAACAAATTGAAAAAGGAATAAATTTTTTAATGCAAAGATTCGGTAAAGTAGAGCAAGTAATTGATGTTGAGGGGTTCATTCATAGAACAAAATCAATATGAAAACAACAAAGGGGTTTTAATTAACCCCTTTTTTTACTAACTTTAACAAATAAAAACATGGGAGACGTTACAAAAATAAAACAAGAATTACACAATGCACTAATAGATGTAAGTACATTAAAGTTGCATAAACGTAAACTAGAAAGACAATTATCAAACGAAAAAGAATGTTACATACAAACTGTTAGATCATACGAGGATTCAATTCATAAGTATCATTCTGCTGTAATAAGATATCTAGACAAAGATGTTGATCAAATTAAAGATGTAATTATTAAACATTTTGGAAATAAATTTAAATCAGGCCTAGAGAAAAAATTGACTGATATTATTAAAACAACAATGACTAAAACAATATTAGATTATGAGAAAGCAATACGATAAATTAATACAGTTAGCTGCATTAAGTTTGTTTACATTGATCTTATTTGCCGGAAGTTTATTACTTTTAAACTTGGAAAGTTTGATCAATATAATATTTGGACTATAGGAAAGCGGTTAGCTGGTGTTTAGAAAACGACATAAAGATTTATGTCAAACCTATTAGGCAGGGTAAAAGGCCACCTGTTATAATAGTTATAGATTTCAAAGGCCAGATAAAAAAAGGTAAAATAGAATATGAACAAAATAAAAAGATAGTTTGGGAAAAAATAAATGAAATTTACAAGACTTATTATAGTTTATATAATTTGTAATTTGAGTTAGTTTTTAATTAGAAAGGCCTCCGTTTAACATGGGGGCTTTTTTTTTGTTTTATAAAAAAGTAAATATGAAAGTAAAAGAAATAAATATAAATGATATTACTCTAGGTGAGTACCAGCAAATAATGGTAAAAGAAGAAGTTACTCAAGAAGATTTTTTAAAATGCTTTTTAAAGGTAACAACTAAAGAGTTAAATAATATTCCACAGAAATATATAGACAAATATATTACTGAAATAAATATTGCTTTAAATAAAGAATATGAACTTGTTACAAGGTTTAAATTAAACGGTGTTAATTATGGTTTTATTCCTAAATTAGATGACATAACTTATGGTGAAAATCTAGACATATCTAAATATATAAGCGAGTATGGTTCAATGCACAAAGCAATGGCTGTTTTATTTAGACCAATAAAGCACACATACCGCGACCAATATTTAATTGAAGAATATACAGGCAGTTATTTGTATGCAGAAAAAATGAAACTAATGCCAATGAATATTGTTTTGGGTGCAGTTGTTTTTTTTTACAATTTAACAACAGAATTGTTGAATTATACCCTGAAATATTTGGAAACGGAAGTGAAGAAGGATTCGGACCTCAAGATAACTTTGCAAGAAAATGGAGCGGATATTCTGAGCTCTATACACTCGCTCAAGGAGACGTTACAAGATTTGAAGCCGTTACCAAATTAAAGCTACATAAATGCTATATGTATTTGGCTTTTGAAAAAGAAAGATTAGAACTAGAAAACATGTTAATAAAGAAAAACTTTAAAAAATAATGGAAGGCAATTTTTATAATATTACTGAGAAAATTAGGCAACAGTTGCAGCAAGATGATTTTGTAAATACTGTAACTTACGGTGATTTGTTCCAAGTAGATTTGGCTAAGCAAACTATTTTTCCTTTATCGCACTTTCAAGTAGTAACAGCAACAATGCAGGGAAGTGTGTGGAATATTCAGCTTTCGCTACTGGTTATGGATATTGTTGATAAACCAAAAGAATATAGGGATAGCGACGATAAATCTATATTTAGAGGCAATAACAACGAACAAGACGTTTGGAATACACAATTAGCGGTTGCTAACCGGCTATTAGAATTGCTTTATAGGGGTGATTTATATTCTGACAAATTTCAATTAGACGGGAATCCAACTTGTGAGCCTTTCACGGACAGGTTTGAAAATGAGCTGGCTGGCTGGGAAGTTAGCTTTAATGTAATAATTCCTAATGACATGACAATATGCGCGGTATAAAAGAAGGTTTACAAAATTTTGCTAAAGCAGTAGTAAATGCTGCTAGGTTTAATTTAGCTAACGAAAATAAAAACGTTACTAAAAAATTATCTGATTCTATAAATTACGATGTATTAACACCTAAAGAAGGATTGTTCGTAATAGAATTTGTAATGAATACTTATGGTTTGTTTGTTGACAAAGGTGTAAGCG